CCACCCATACCCCCCCGGATATTACTACACGTGCGCGCAAGGAGCCGACTTGGCCGGTTCCGGAGGGTGTAGACCCGGAACACTGGCGCGACCTGCTCGCCAACCGGAAATCGAAGCGGCTGACGAACACGCCGACAGCTCACCGCCAGCTTCTCGCCGAGCTAGTCCGCCTCTCGGATGACGAATGGCCGCCCGGCCGCCTCGTCGAACATGCCGCAGGGCGAGGGTGGGGCACGATTCACGACCCGAGACAGTCGAACGGAAAGGATTTCCGCAATGGACATGGACAGCACCGTCAAGCGTCTCGCACCGGCCTCGGTCGCACTGCCGACGCCATGCTCGAATGGGCCGAAGGCGGTTGACGATCGTGAAGCCCGAATGCGTTTCGCGGGCATCCTCGCGCCGCTTCTGTCGCTGGTAGCGCCCACGGGCATGAGCCAAGACGAACGCAAAGCCTGGACCGCCGCTGCCTTCGCCGCGCTCAGCGATGTTCCGCACGACCTGTTGCGGGTTGGTGTGTCGCGAGCCACCACCTCGGTCGACCATCCGTCGAAGATCATCCCGGCCATCCGCAAGATCGTCGACCCCCTGATCGCTGGCCGTCGCTCCGCCGATGCCATGCCGGCTGTGCAGCAACACGAGGAGCCGCCGAAGCGCATCGAGAGCCCGATTACCGCGAGCGAAATCGCATCGTGGCTTCCATCCTACCAAGCGATGGCCCTACGCCTCGGCTTCATCACACGGGCACAGGCCGAAGAGGCCGGCACCCTGATCGCCCGACAGGAAGCCGCCTGATGCTCACCCCTGGGAGAAGGACATGGCGGTCTATCGCGCGATCTTCCGTCGGCTTTTGGGCTGGTGACGCTTGGGTGACTCCTTTTGCAAAGGGCCGCACGGTTTCTCACTTCATGCCGGTTCCCGAACCGCCGGAGGATGTGTGATGTTCAAGCACGGCAAACTCCCGCCCGAGCCGCAGCCACGCTGGACGCGCGAGGAGCTTGAGCGGATGCTGGCGACCAGCCAACGGACGGGGGATTGGGTTAGGGCGGCGTTTGTGCGGTCGGTGTTGAGGGAGGTCGGTGGTGAGCTACTGGAATGCGGGAACGGGTCGTAGCCCTTCCTCTGAATTTCGCGCGGGCATTCTAAAGCACGAGACGGACAACGGGCATAAGCTCACTGTTGGAGTTGGTTCATCAGTGAGGCGTCTTCATCGCAAGCGACGTGAAGGAAAAGAGGAAATCTGCTCTTGCGGCGCTCGCTGGGCTCTGGGGACTGGCCACCCCTAGCGAACCCCCGCGACAGGTGCTAAGTTAGCGCTGCTATGGCACGGAGCATGACATGAGCAAGATCGATGGCGCCGAGATCACCAGCGTTCCGCCCAGCGTCGCCGCTGCGATCAAGCGCGGTGTGCCGAAGCGGCTCGCGATGAGCCAGGGCAGGAAGCCCGTAAGCACGGTGCGGGTGAAGTGATCTCCCCTTGGTCCATGCGCGCGCTGGCTGTCGCGCTCGGGTTCTGAAACTAATCTGGATATCACATGGCTAGTCGTGGTGGTAAGCGAAATGGTGCTGGGCGCAAGCCGGGCGCGTTGACGAAGGCCACTCGCGAGATTGCCGAACGCGAAGTCCTCTCTGGCGACCTGACGCCGCTTGAGTACATGCTGCGCGTTATGCGCGACGAAGGTGAGCAGCCTGCTCGGCGTGATGACATGGCAAAGGCTGCGGCTCCGTTCATCCACGCTCGCTTGCAGGCCATCGAGGCCAATGTTGCCGGCAAGATCACGCTTGGCGACATGCTGGATGCAGCTCTTAACCGCTGAGCAGGAGGGCGCGCTCAAGCGCCTCGCCACCGACTTCGAGTTCTTCGCGACGACGTGTCTGCGGATCAGGACCAAGTCGGGCGCGGTCGTGCCGTTTGCGATGAATAGAGCGCAGCGTTTCCTGCACAGCCGTCTGGAGGATCAGCGCAGCAGGACTGGCCGTGTCCGTGCCATCGTGCTCAAGGGCCGGCAGATGGGGGCTTCAACCTACATCGAAGGCCGCTTCTACTGGCGCCTATGGGCCGGTAAGGGACTGCGAGCGTTCATCCTGACGCACGAGCAGGCGGCGACCGACAACTTGTTCACGATGGCCAAGCGCTATCACGAGAACGTTCCCGAGGCGCTGCGACATCCGACGCAATCCGCCAACGCCAAGGAGCTGGCTTTCGCCGGGCGGGATTGCTCCTACAGCGTCGCTACGGCGGGCACGAAGGAGGTCGGGCGATCGGCGACGATGCAGCTCTTTCACGGGTCCGAGGTCGCATTCTGGCCCAACGCCGAGGATCATGTCGGCGGGCTTGAGCAGGCGCTGGCCGACGCCGATGGGACCGAGCGCATCCTTGAAAGCACCGCGAACGGCATCGGCAACGCGTTCCAGCGACGGTTCGCGTCCGCCCAGCGTGGCAGCAGCGATGTCGCGATCTTCATGCCGTGGTTCTGGTCGGAGGACTACCAGGCGCCTTGCCCCGAGGATTGGGCGCCGCCTCGCGCATGGCAGGACTATGGCGAGCGCAATGAGCTGACGTGGGATCAGCTATGGTGGGCGTTCGTCAAGAACCGCGACATGGCGTCGGCGACCGGGCAGAGCGATGCCGAGCCGTGCTGGAAGTTCAAGCAGGAATATCCCAGCAACGCGGAGGAAGCGTTTCAAACTGCTGGTAACAGCTTTATCCCGTCCGAGAAGATCGCGGCCGCTCGTGCCAATCAAGTCATCCCGCAGGGGCCGCTCATCATCGGCGTCGATCCAGCTAGAGGCGGTGGTGACAAGACTGGCGTGGTCGACCGTCGCGGCCGCAAGCTGGGTGGCTTGATTTGTGAGACGTGGGACGTGGCCGACACAATGATAATTGCCGGCAAGATCGTCCAGCTTATCCGCCTGCACCATCCGGCAGCCGTGAACATTGACGTGGGTGGCTTGGGCGCAGGCATCTACGATCGTTTGCGCGAGATGGGTTACCCCGAAGTCAACCCGGTCAACTTCGGATCGTCGCCGCTTGGCATCGGACCTACGGGCGATGAACTGTACGAGAACCGCCGCGCCGAGATGTGGGATGTGATGCGTGACTGGTTCGATGACGTGGCCGGGGTCGACGTGCCGGATGACGATGGTCTGCACGGCGATCTCACGTCGCCAGTTTGGGGCCAAGGTGAGACGCGGCACAAATCGAACAACGAGTTGGTTATCAGCCCCAAAGACAAGATACGCGAGCGGCTTGGTTTCTCGCCGGATTTAGGCGACGCGGCGGCGCTGACGTTCGCGGTGCCGTTGTCGGGGGCTGTCGATGACTATGAGCGGGAGGATCGCTATGAGCCAGTCAGTTCAGCCGGATACTGACCGTCTAGCCGCCCTCCGCGCCAAGCTGGCTGCCCGCGACGGCACGCCCGGCTTTGCGGACAATGCTCGGCACCTGCGCGAGGAGATTGCCGTGCTGGAGAGCGCCGAGCGTCAGGACGCGATTCAACGACCCGCTTGAACCAAAACGCGACAGCGGCTATTAGCGGCTTGACATTCGGGAGAGTGACGATGGCGGACGACGACGCGAAGCCCACTGACGGCACAGTGGCTGATCTCAAGGACCACATCGCCGATATCAAGGACCCGGACCATCTGGAGCAGCTTCGCGCCGAGGAGCAGGCGGGCAAGAACCGCGCCGGCGCACTCACCGCCATCGACGACCGCAAGGCCGAGCTGATCGCGAACGGCGACAGCGTGACCGAGCATAATGTTACCTCAACGGCTGGCGACAGCGATGCCAACGCAACGCATGACGAGGGCGGCGCGCTTGCCACCGATCTTGTGCAGGCGCCGCATCCCGAGACGCTGACCGACGACGAGATCAACGCGGCTTCGGGTGACGGCCTGAAGGATGGCGCGAGTCAGCCGCAGCGCGACGTTGCCGAGGCGCTGGTCGCCGATCGCGAGGCCGCGCAGGCCGATCCGGACTTTGAGGGGCTGAAGCATCTCCGCGAGGCGCGCACGAACCCGTTGTACGGGTACGGGCCGGGGGCGGATATTGGCTGATTGGCCTCAGTGGATAGCCAAGCCTGTTTCGGTTGGTTTGCCCGCTCCCGTTGTGATGATGCGTGAACGCCTTGATTTGTTTAATGTCACAGCAGAAGTCAGAACGGCCGATGGGTTGACGTGGCACATTAGCCCACCCTTGGACATACTCGGGCCATTTGAAACTGAGTTGCAGCTCACTGAGCGTGAGCGGCTTGATTGATGGCAACCGCGCCAATCCTCGACGACACTCAAGACGCGGCCGGGCCATCATCGCTCGACCTGCTGACCCAGCTTGCCCAGACTGAAGGCGACCTGTCCTCGCTGTTCGACGAGCAGACGCTAACCACCATCGGCTCCGATTTCGTCACCGACTACGAACGCGATCTCGGCGAGCAGGACGAGTGGCGCAAGGTTGCCGAGAAGGCGTTACGCCGCGCCAATCAGGAGCGCGAGGAACTGGACAAGGCGGCACCGCCCTATCGCAAGAGCAACGTTCACTATCCCATCCTTGCCGTAGCCGCGCTTCAGTTCAACGCGCGATCGTATCCCGCCATCTGCAAGCCCGGCAACATGGTCCGGTGCAAGGTCATCGGATCGGATAGCGGACGCCCACAGACTGGCTCGGATGGCGTGCCGCTGGTCAGCGTCGACGGCAAGCCGATTCCGTTACCGCAGGCGCAGCAGCTCATGGCTGAGATGCAGGTGCGTGTTCAGGCCACTACGCCACCAGCCCAGCCGGGTCAGCCAGCACCGGAGCCCCCGCAGCTACCTCAGCCGCAGCCATTGTGGGCGATTGAGCCAGGCGCCAAGCAGAAGCGCGCGGATCGGGTGGCGGACTACCTCAATACCTATCTCCAGTATCGCATGGAGAACTGGGAGGAGGACACCGACCAGCTCCTATTTGAGATAGCGATCGTCGGTTGTGGCTTTAGAAAGCTGTGGTGGAACAATGGCAAGCAGAACGCCGCCTACGTGTCCGCGCTCGATCTCGTCGTGCCGATCAAGTCGAAGACTCTGGCCGACGCACCGCGCACGACGGAGCGACTGAACGACGTGTTTCCATTCCAGATACGCCGCAGGATGAATGCGGGCGAATATCGCTATGTCGAGCTTCCGCCGCTCACCGACGACACGCAGGCGCCTCGCCTGCTGCTGGAGGGCCAGCGGTGGCTTGATCTCGACGCCGATGGCGTAGACGAGCCCTATATCATCACGATTGACCACGAGACGCGCTCCGTCCTGCGCATCGTGGCGAACTTCGGCGTGGACGAGGTTCATCTCGACGACCAGGGCCGCGTGATCGCGATCGACAAGGGCGAGGTCTACGTCAAGTACCCGTTCCTGCCGCATGCGCGTCACGTGTTCTACGGGCAGGGCTTCGGGCATCTCGTCGACCAGCTTCAGGATATTGTCGACACCTCGATCAACCAGATGAACGATGCGGGTCATGCGGCCATCGCGGGCGGCGGTTTCATCGCGTCCGGCGTGCGTTTGCAGGGCAATAAGCGATCCGAGACTATCCGGTTCATGCCGGGCGAGTACAAGAACGTTGACGTGGCGGCCGGCGACCTCCGTGCGGGTATCGTCGAGCGCACGTTCCCGCAGCCGTCGCCGATCATGTTCCAGTTGTTCGAGATCATGCTTGCGGCGTCCAAGGACATCACCAACGTCAAGGACATCCTGACGGGCGACGTGCCGAACACCGCCCCGGTGGGTACGACGCTGGCGATCGTTGAGCAGGCGCAGACGGTGTTCACCGCCATCTACAAGCGCGTCTATCGTTCCGCCGGTCAGGAGGTGTCGCTGATCGCGGACAATCTCGGTCGCTATGGCGGTAACGAGGTAGCGCAGGACTATCTTGAGGTGTTGGACGATATCACGGCGGATTTCCACAAGGATTTCGCCGAGAAGGACATGGACATCAAGCCGACCGCAGACCCGGCGAACGTCACGTCGATGCAGCGGATCGCCAAGGCGCAGTTCCTGCTTGGCTTCCGGGGAACGGGGCTCAACGACATTGAGATCAACAAGAGGGCACTGGAGGCAGGCGGGATCGAGGACATCGACGCGCTGTTGCCGCAGGGGCCAGCGCAGCCCGACCCGCTCATTCAGGCGAAGATTTACCAGACCAAGACGGCGGGCGACCTCAACCTCGCCAAGGCCGCGCAATCCGGCGCGGCCGCGACAAAGACGGCCGTCGATGTCGGACACCAGCTAGGCGAGAGCGAGGGTTATGGCGCGAATAGCGGTGGAGGAGTTTCAGGACTGGCTGGAGCACCCGGTAACGCTGTGGGTGCTGGAGGCGCTGGAGGTTCAGGCGACGGAGCAGGAGGCGACATGGGCGCGGGTGCTGTCTCAGCGGCTGGCGTCTGAGGATCTTGCGCTCCTGCGACTTGAGCTTAGTACAAGAGCCGATGCGTACCGATCGGTAACACAGACGGATTACGAGCGTTTCTGCGAGGTTCACGGCGAAGTGCCGGAGCTTGATGAGTGAGGAGACCCAAAAGTGGGCACGATACCTAAACTGACTGATTGCAATCCCGGTGTGCAAGCCATCGGCTTCAACGCCGTCGTCGCGATCGAAGCCATCGATGAGCGCAGCAAGGGCGGCATCATCCTTCCGGACAGCGAGCGCGACAAGAAGGACGTTACCGCCATGCGCGGGCGTCTCGTCAGCCTTGGCGAGGCGGCGTTCGATTATGCCAAGTTCGACGAGCCGCCGCTGAAGGTTGGCGACGCCGTGATGATCGCGAGCCTTGCGGGCAAGCGGATCACGGGAGTCGACGACAAGCACTATCGCATCATGACCGATCGCGACTTGATCGGGCGGATTGTTGAGGACGCGTCGTGACAACGATTGCGACCGATGGCCGCACGATGGCTGCCGATGGTCAGGTTCAGGATCATAGGGGCGTAATCGTTAACGATCGGCCTAAAGTCTTTCGCCTGAGTGACGGCCGGTTAGCTGGCGGGGCTGGCAACACTTTTGATGTCCGTAGCTGGATTGAGTGGCTGGACAGCGGGAAGGTTGACAAGTGTCCCATCGAATCCGAGCAATTCTCCGGCCTTATTGTTGGCCCGTCTGGAGTGCTCTGGGTCGACTATAAGGGCCGAGAGGCGCTGACATCCGTGCCGTGTGCCGTAGGCTCGGGTCAAGAGATCGCTATCGGCGCGATGGAAGCGGGCGCTTCGCCTCGAAAGGCTGTAGAAATAGCGATAAGCCGCGACATCTATTCCGGCGGCACGATTACCGAGGAGCGGTTATGATGGTGGGCGAACTCACAAGAGAGCAGAGCCTTGAGGGCGAAATCGCGAACACTGCCATTGCCTTGGAGAAGCATCTTATCAGGTTTGAAGCCACGATTAAGCTGCTAACCGATCAGGCAGCGGCTCTCTCGCGGCTGGCCACGAACACGAAAAATGTAGCTCTGCAATCCTCCATGGCGGGCAACGAGGCTTACCTCAGCGGGAGCGGCGACAATGGCTGACGAAGTCGAGAGCAACGGCGAGATGGAAGGCGCAACCGAGGCACCGAAGCTGAGCGAAGTGGAAACGCTCGCATACGACATGGGCTGGCGCCCGAAGGATCAGTTCTCCGGCCCCGATGATAGTTGGCGCCCGGCGGCTGAGTTCATCAAGCACGGAAATCGCCGGTCGAAGGACAAGCGCGAGATCGAGCGGCTTCGCGACCAGTCGGAGCGCACGGCCAACGCTGTCGGGCGCATGATGGAGTCGTCGCTGCGCGAGCAGGCGGACCGCATCAAGGCCGAGTACGACGCGGCGTTCGAGAAGGGCGACAAGGCCGGCGCCGCCAAGGCTGTCCGCGAACTCGACAAGCTGGATCAGTCGCGACAGGAAGTAGCCAGCGGCGACGAGCCCGATTACGCCGCCGACTTTGCCGCCGAAAACCCGTGGTTCGGCAAGCACCGGGCGGCCACTGGATGGGCTCGCGATCGATCGCAGGAACTGGCAGGGCAGAAGGTATCCGCCGAGAAGCAGCTTGAGATCATCGCCGAAGAGGTGAAGACCGAGTTTCCGCAGTTGTTCAAGGAAGACCAGCAGCAGCGCAAGGGGCCGCCGGCTGTGGCGGCGCCGAGCCGTGGCGGCGACCGCGCCAACGCGCAGGACTTCGCCAGCCTGCCCACCGACGCCAAGAAGGCGTGTGATGGTCTCGCTGAGGCGGCCTATATGCGCTTCGGTAAGGGTGCTGACCGTGACAAGTACTTTGCCGATTACCGCACGCGCTACGCGAAGACCTACTACGACGAAAAAGCCGCTTGACGGCACCTCGAAACTATGAATTAAGGAGATCGGACATGCCCCGTGGGCAGTATGTTCGCCAGACCCGAGATGAGGGCGCGAATGGTCTAACCGAGCCGCATAGCGCGGAACAGGTCGAGCCGGTGGCGCTATCTCAGCGGGCCACCGAAACGCGCAGAGAGCGCCGCCGTCGCAACGACGGTGATATCGACCGCATGGCCAGCCTAGCGCTGGCGATACCCCCCGAAGTCAAGGCCCGTTGGGATCGTGAAGGCAAAGTAGGCCGCTGGTTCCTCGACAGGCCGGGTCGCGTAGCGGAAGCGCGCGACGACGACTGGGACAACGTGCCGGACATGCCGCATGTCGCAGCCGGACAGGAGGACGAGAACAAGCTCGTTCTCATGGAGAAATACAAGGACTGGCACGACGACGATGAGGCCGGGCATCAGCTCGATCTCAAGGCCCGAGAGGACGCCTTGGTTGCCGGAACCAGTCGCGAGAACCGCACGCAGGGCGATGGCTTGCTCCCGCCGGAGCAGGTGAGCCGATCCTTGGGGCGGAACAGGATTTCACGCGATCGGGGGTGACGCTTCACCCCTTTCATGGGGTGAAGAATGGCCAACACCAACTCTCCGTTCGGGCTGACGCCTCGACGCTATCGCAACGGGTCGCCCTGGATGGGTGCGGCTCGCCATTACATTGTTCCCGCCACCGATGCGACGCCGCTTTTTGTCGGCGATCCCGTCGTCGCCGTGGCTGGTAGCGACCCGAACGGCGTTCCGACCGCCACGCGAGCGACGGCTGGCGCCGGCAACCGCATCACGGGCGTCGTGATCGGTTTCCGGCCCTCGCAGACGTTCATCGCCAACCGTTATCGCGCGGCCTCGACGCTGGAATACGCGATCGTCGCCGACGATCCCGCGCTACTCTTCGAGGTGCAGGAGTCGGCCGCGACCGATGGCGCCGCGCTGACTGCCGCCGCGATGGGCAAGAACGTCAATCTGCTGGCGGGCACGGGCAACACCTTCACAGGTTGGTCGGCCTTCATGATCGACAGCACGTCATCGGCGACGACCAACACCGGCCAGCTTCGCATCATTCAGGCGCAGCGCCGTGTCGACAACACGATCATTGGCGCGAACGGCGTTCCCGGTGCGGCTTTCGCCAACTGGCTCGTTGCCATCAACCAGCCCACCGAGACCGGCGCGGCCGGCTCCACCGGCGTCTGAGGGGTATAGATCATGGCTGCTGGTGTTATCACGCGTTCGGCCCACCCCGACGCTCTCTGGCCTGGGATCAAGGACTGGTTCGGCCAGAGCTATCGCGATGTCGAGCCGACTTGGTCGAAGATGTTCACCAAAATGTCCTCGAATAAGTACGAGGAGCGCATCGCGGAGGCGACCACCTTCGGGCTGGCGCCGATCAAGCCCGAGGGCGATCCGCTCCAGTACGACAGCGATCAGGAGGGCTATCTCCAGCGCTTCACGCATACGGTGTACGCTCTCGGCTACATCGTCACGCAGGAGGAGTTGGAGGACAACCTCTACACCGAGGTGTCGCAGCGGCGCGCGGGCAATCTCGCCAAATCGATGCGGACCACGGCGGAGTTCGTCCACGCCAACGTGCTCAATCGTGGCTTCTCGGCGGCTTATCCGATCGGTGACGGCAAGCCGCTGTTATCGGCGACGCATCCGACGCTTTCGGGCAACCAGTCAAACCTCCTGACGGCGGCGGACTTCTCCGAAGCCGCGATGGAGGATGCGGTCAAGCAGGTCTGGCTCATCAAGGACAGCCGGGGCTTTCCGACCGCGCAGGGCGTCAAGCGGATCATCATCCCGACCAACGTGGCCTTCAACGCCACGCGCGTCCTGAACTCGATCCTGCGCTCGGGCACGGCGAACAACGACATCAACGCGCTCAACGCGATGGGGATCGTGCCCGAGGTGGTGGTGGACAAGTACCTGTCGTCTGCCAACGCCTGGTTTGTGCAGACGGACGTGGACGACTCGCTGATCTCGATGTGGCGCCGCGAGGTGAACATCGAGCGCACCGACGACTTCGACACCAAGAACGCCAAGGCTTCGGCCGACATGCGGTTCTCGTGTGGGGCAGGCGACTGGCGTGGGCTTTTGGGCAGTCCTTCTGCCAGCGGCTGATGCGCCAACCACTTGCACCCGGTCCGGAGTTTGCTAATATGCGGACATGCCTAGGATCAAACCCGGACCGCCGTGCATCATCTGCGCTAAGCCAAGCCATGCGCAGGGGATGTGCTCGAAGCATCACTCGCGATGGCTATTGCACGGGCACTCCGAAGATACTCGGCCGAAAGGCTGGGGGCAGCGCAGCGGCCACGAGCACAAAGACAGGTGGGTTCAGGTAAAGCGGCAAGGCTGCTGCCAGCGCTGGAGGGAGGACTTTTGGGGATTTGCGGCAGACATTGGCCCAAAGCCGGAGGGGCACACTCTAAGGCGTAGAGATGCTAAAGAGCCGCATAGCCCACAAAACACTTATTGGAAGCCGCACACTGGTCACGGAAGTTCAAAAATATATGCGGCAAATAGGTCGGAGTGGTTAAAGGCCGATAGGAAGGCCAATCCGGCTCGTTACAAAGCCTACGATATGAAGAAGCATTACGGCATCACGATCCAAGACTATGATCGGATGTTGGAGGAGCAAGAGGGCAAGTGCGCGATCTGCAAGGGTCCGCCGACGACGTTCGGGAGGTTGGTTGTGGATCACTGCCATGACTCGAAAAAGGTGCGCGGCCTGCTCTGCTCGCATTGCAACCGTGCGCTCGGCGGCTTTCGCGATAATGTCGACACCGTCATCGCGGCGGCGGCGTATCTGGAGCACTGGCAATGCTGATGCGTGATACGCGCACGTCAGGGAAAGACACCTATACCGGCGTACCTTGGGCCATTTGCGACCGATGTGGCCAAAGGTGGCGCCTGAACGAGCTTCGGAAGGAGTGGAGCGGCCTCATGGTATGCCCTCCTGACTGGGACCCGCTGCCGGACACGATGCGGCCGCCACGAGTGATCCCGGAAGGTCTGCCCGTCCCTAATGCTAGGCCGGAGCCGCCCGACACGTTCGTCACGCACAACATCACGCCAGCGGAGCTTTGATGCCAACGAGTGGCACCATCGACGGGAGCATGACGGCCGCCGACATGGTGACTGCGGCGTTGCAGGAGCTTGGCGTCTACGGTGGCGGCGAGAATGTCAGCGGCGAGGATTTGCGCATTGGCCTGCGCTCGCTCAACTGGCAATTGAAGTCGTGGACATCGCGTGGGATCAATGCGTGGCGCGAGGTTCAGGGGGCGGCGGTGCTGGACTTCCTGTCGCCGACCGTTGCGCTTGATCCGCGTTGCCTCGACGTGCTCGACGCGCGGTTCGCGCGCAGTCCGCTGGCGCCGATCTTGTACGACGGCGACACCGGTGACGTGCTCCTCGACGGCGAAAGCGTCCTAGTCGATGGCGCAGACGCCACGTCGTTCGAGCGTCCGTTGCAGCGCTGGGAAGTCGGCCAGTATCAACAGATACCCAACAAGGATACGGTCGGCACGCCCACTGTCTACGTTATCACGCGTACGTCTACCGCAGTCAGCATGACGGTATGGCCGGTGCCGAATCGTCCAACGACGATAGGCTACACCTACTCTCGCATCCCCGATGATGTAACCGAGGGATCGCAGATGGTCGACTTGCCGCAAGAGTGGACCGAGGCTTGCTATCTGGCGCTTGCCGTCAGACTAGCATCGACGTTCGGCGTAACGCGCTCCGATCCAGCGACGGTGCAGATGATAGGCCAGCGCGCGGCGGATTTGGAGCGACGCCTGCTTGATCAGGATCGTCCCGCCTCCCTCTACATAGGATCGGCGTTGTATGACTATTTCTAAGCTCAAGGCGCTCGCCTGCGGGTTGGCTCTACTCTCGGTCCCCGCACTGGCCGATCCCGTCTCCCGGCCCCGCCCTGCGGCGGGAGTATCAAGCGGCGTCGTGTTAAAGGCTGGCACGGCGATCGTATCCGGTCTCAACGTGGTGAGCGCGGCGACGGCCGGCTATGCGCTTTTGCTCGACAGCGCAACTATCCCAGCGGATGGCGCGGTATTGCCGGTCTTCTGCCTGCCGGTCGCTACGAACACCGGCATCTCGACTCGGTTCACGACGCCCCTGTATCTCCAGAACGGCGCCACGCTGCTGTTCTCGTCGACGGGATGTTTCACTAAAACGGCTGTCGCAGCCAGCTTCCTGTCGGGTGACATTCAGTGAAGCGGTGGGTTGTTCCAGCAGCAGTGCTAGCCGTCGTAGCGGGTGGGCTGGCCGCGCAGACTACGGTGTCGTCGCTGAACGGTGGCAGTATGGCGGTGCCAAGCGTATTCTCGGGCACGACGTGCGCTGGCTGCACTATGTCCGATCCTTCGTTCACCGGCACCGCTACTCTGAACGCCAAGCCGGTCGCTACGACTGCGGACATTCCGGCTCCTGTTCCCGGTCCTAAAGGCGACACCGGAGCGCAGGGAGCGCCGGGAATCAATGGCACGAACGGCGTCGATGGCGCGGCCGGTCCTGCGGGAGCAACCGGCCCGGCTGGTGCCACAGGAGCCACTGGTGCTCAGGGGGCGCCAGGCTCGGCTGGCGCGACCGGGCCCAGCGGGGCGGTACAGATCGGTGCGGCTACGGTCGCTCAAACCGCAGGCGTTGCGCTGTCGGCAGGCGTGCGCACCGTCACCATAGCGGTGCCGAACGTAGTCGCGGGAAACATCTACCTCGTCGCGCCGGCTGGTGCCATGCCATCGGCATACACGCTTCAGGACGCCGTCTACGCCACCGCCAACGGCTCGCTGGACGTGCCCGTCAATGCGCCAGCTCTCGCGATCGGCGCCGGCTACTCCATCCCCGTTCGCATCTTCAAGATCGGATAAGCCCCATGCGCACCGATATTACCGCCATCAACGCTCGAACGATCAGCATCAACGGTGTGCCAATCGCGGGTTCCGGCAACCCTACCGGGCCGTACACGACTTTCGATCAGCTTGATGCCGATGCGCCGCTGTACCTCAATGGCGTGCTCATTCAAGGAACTCCGATCGCCGGTCAGGTCATCACCAATTATACTGATGTGAATGTCCTGTCGGGAGTGTCGGAAGCCGATGTGGTTCGCTACGGTACGCCCTCTACACCAGCTACGAATGCGTTCACCGGCCCTGTTTCCGGGTTCGGTTCTGTCGTGATCCCCGGCGGGATCCCGCCACTTCCTGCGGTGACGCTCTACCTTGCTGCGACACGCGCGCAGGTGCCGCAGATTCGCTACGTCTCCGGCACCAGTCCAGCGACCAGCGCCAATGTGGTCGCGCAGGGACGGAAGTCATATCCCGGCCTTGCTGTCGCGCAGAACAAGCTGGTGATTCGCTACTCGGGCTTCATTTCATCGCTGTCGAGCGGCGAGGCGCCAGGTGTGGAACTTGATGTCGGCAACGCGCAGTCGGTGCAGGTCGCGTTGGAGTTCAACGGGCAGACGGTGCAGGCCACGTTCAGCGGTCAGCAGATCGGCAGCATCCCGAGCGGCGCCGTCGCATACGACAGCGATCCGATCCCGGCGTCTGCGTTCGGGCTATCGCAGTTCCCAGCTAACACGCCATTTTGGGTCCGCGAGTATCGTGAGGTGCCCGTGGGTGGGTACATCGCGCGCTATGGATCGGCGGCGGGCATGACCGGCGAGCGCCAGATGACGGGCGCAACCGGCCTCGCGTCACAGCTTCTCGCGACAGGCGCGATGACTGGCGGCACCGACGCGCAGATGTATTACGGCCCGACCGCGATCATGGGCGACGTGCCGTGCGTGGCGCTCGTCAACATCGGCGACAGCATCAACAACGGCGCGAACGAGGCCAGCCCGACCCCCAATCAAGACGGCTCGGCAGGCGGCGGCTACATCATGCGGGCGGCGTTCAACGTCGGCGGCTCGCCGCTGCCGGTGCTTAATATGGCGGCCAACGGCACGCAGGTGCAGCAGTTCGTGTCCGCTAACACGAAGCGGCTCGCGCTCATCAAGGCGTGCAACATCACGATCGCCAATGACAACTTCGGCACCAACGATATTGGTACGGGCGGTCGCACGGGCGCGCAGGTGTGGACCGATCGGCAGACGGCCTGGGCTTCTCTCCGCGCCAACGGCATCACGACAATCATTGGCGAATCGATCCTTGTTCGGACGACCAGCACGGACAGCTTCGTCACCGCGACAAATCAGACGGTCAACACCAACTATGAGACCGGCGGTACGGGCCGTTCTGTGGTTAACACGAACCTGCGCTCTACGGTTGGACAGAGCGGAGGTGTCGACATCCTGTTCGACACCGATAAGATGGTTCGCGACGCGACGTTCCCTGACAAGTGGCGCTTCAACGGCGTTGCGAGCGCTTGGACGGATGACGGTACGCACCCCGTTTCGGCTACGCACGTCATTCTAGGGCAGGCGTTCAACGCCGTGCTGGCTACGCTCACCCGTCCCGGCGTGCCGGCGTTCACGATCACCTACAACGCCACCGCCAACGCCTTGTTCGCGCGCATGGCGACGCCGCCCAACGCGGCGCTCAAGAAGGCCCTGTCCGATCTTTATGCGGGCGCGACGGCGGCGGCGATCCCGCTTGACGCGACCGGTCCGTTCGATGCGGTCTATCTGCCGCTGCACAATGAGGCGGATGCGTCGCTCAACCTCGTCGGTGCCAACTACACGCTCACCAAGGGTGGCACGACCAACTTCACGCCGTATCGCAGCTTCCGGAGCGACGGCACGACCGGCTTCTACGGCACCGGCTTCAACCCGGCCACCGCGACCAGCCCCAAGTTCGTGCAGGACAATGCCGGACTCGGTAAAATCACCTATACCGACACGCAGGAGATCGGTGAGGAGATCGGACACTCGACCGCACGCATCGGTAGCCGCAACACCGCTGGCCAGCTCAACGTGCGCGACAACACGTCGGTAGGCTACACGCCCGCGATCGGAGACAGTCTTGGCGTCGTGAACCTCTCCCGCACGTCGTCGGCAAGCTACGACATCTACAAGGATCGGCCCGCGTTCGGAAATCGAGCCACGGCATCGGTCGCGGTGACCAGCGCCAACATGGAGATCGCGCGTGTCGGCACCAACTACTCCACCCGCGAAATCGGCGGCGCTTGGATCGGACGTGGTCTGACCGCGACCGAGTATGGCGCTTGGTATGATCTCGTGACGGCGTTCAATGCGAAACTAGCGCGGCTGGCGGCGTAAGTGCTCGTCCCGTTCGGCATAGGCACCTACAGACGCGCCGATCTCCCCCGAGTTCGGCTCGTCAACCTGTTCGCGGAGAAGGCGCCGACGACGGAAGGCCAAATCGCGCTGCTTCCGCGCCCCGCGCTGACGCCGTTCCTGACGCTCGGCAGTGGCCCCATCCGAGGCGTCTACGGGCAGGATGGCCTGTTCTCGGGCACCATCTTCGCGGTGTCGGGATCGTCCCTCTATTATGGCGCGCAACCGCTCGGTGTCATACCCGGCACCGATCCCGTGCAAATGACGGCGGCAGACGTCTACGTGATGATCGCCAACGGGTTCGGGCTTTACCGCACAGACAGCGCCACGCTGACAAAGATTGCCTTTCCGGACGATGCGGGTGTTAGCGACATCGCGCATCTCGGCGGCTACACGATTGCGGTCCGAGCGGGTACGCGACGGCTTTACTTCACGCTCGACACCGCGACCTGGGATGGTTTGGACTATGTATCCGCCGAGCAATCGCCGGCCCCGATCGTCGGCATCCTCGTGGTGCAGGGCCAGCTATGGGCGTTCTCCACCGATCACGTGGAGATATTCTACCTGACGGGCGATGCGGATGCTCCGATCGCAGGTTTGCCCGGTCGCGTGTTCGACAAGGGGTGCCGCTCGCGCGAGAGCATCGTACTTGTAGACAACACGGCGTTCTGGGTCGGCAGCGACAACATCGTCTATCGGGGCGCGGGATCGCCGCAGCGCGTGTCGGATCACGGCATAGAGGAGATGATCCCGAGTTCGCAACGGATCAATGCCTTCGCTTTCGACTGGATCGGCCACGTGTTCTACGTGTTGCAACTCGACGACGGCACCTTTGCCTACGACGCCGCCACGCAGCAATGGACGCAGTTTGAGACATATGGCGTAGGCCAATGGCGCATCGGCAGCATGTCGCGTAGCGCCTACGTTCAGACGGCCGGAGACGTCGAGGATGGGCGTCTGTGGCGCCTGAGCGACCAGCGGTTCACGGATGGCAACACGCCGATCTCCGCCGAATTCACGGTACTGGAGAACAACCCGATCTTCATTGATACCGTCACAGTTGGATGCGCAGTGGGCATGGCGAACGGTTCCGATCCAGCGGGCGTGATCGAGATGCGGACTTCTCGCGACGGTGGCGAGACGTGGAGCGATTGGCGACAGCAGTCACTTGGCGAGCAGGGGCGCTATCGCACACGGCCTTGCTTCCGCCGTGTCGGCAAGGTCGATCAGGACAACATGATCCTGCATTTCCGCATCACCGATCCGGTGCCGCGTCGCATATCCGAGGTGCGATTCAACGATGCGTTAGGAGGTCGCTCGCGCTGATGGCTAGTCCTACCCCAAGCCCGCTGCCGAACCTGCCAATCGTCGACGAGCAGGGACGACCGACGCCTGCTTTTCAGCAGCAGTGGGAAGCATTGCGGCAGGCGGTGCTGGCTTTGCAGAAGGCGCAGGCCCCTACACCTTGACCCCGCGCAACCCCCGTGGCAAGAGCCGTACAGCGACCCCTCATGCGGGCACCGATAGCGGGGATCGCGGTGCGCAACTTTCTCAAGATCGCTGATGGAGTGGACACGCTGCCGATCTTGGCGGCGCTGAACGCGCGTTCCGATCTCTGGAATGAGAACCCGCTGCGCTCGACATATCCCGGCTCGCCTCATAGTGAGGTGGACGATGTCTGGCTATGGTTTGAGGGGCAGGAAACGGATGTTGTCAACGACGTGCAGACCCATCCTTATCGTGGATGGAATGAGCTTCCCGTCAAGGACGTCGTGCTAAACCTGATGCGCCGCGTCAATGGAACGCAGCTCGGCCGTGTTGTAATTACTCGCCTTCCGCCCGGTAAGCGCATCGCTCCGCATAGCGATCAAGGCGCACCTGCCACCTTCTACCAGCGCCATCAGCTTATGCTCCAAGCTCGGCCTGGATGTGTTTTCCGCGTTCGAGAGGAGGTGATCCAGCCGCTTACGGGTGAGTGCTTCTGGTTCGACAACACACAGGAGCATAGCGTAGAGAACCATAGCGACTCTGATCGAATTGCCATGGTAATCGATGTGAGGGTGGCATGAGCCTCGTCGCCTGTCCCGAGCCGTTCCCGCCATTCCTTGAGGAAGTGAAGCCGCTGATGCCGCGTCATTGGGAGGAGCTTGCCCTCGACAAGGATGAGGTGCCACTTGATCCGGACTATGACGAGTATCTGAGGCTGGATGGCCTTGGCCGCGTCCTGACGGTAGCGGTGCGCGAGCATGGCAAGCTGGTGGGCTATTTCGTGGGGTTCATCGGCCCCGCGCTGCACTATCGCTCATTGACGCAGCTTACCTTGGACATCTTCTGGATCGCGCCCGAGCATCGCGGCAAGTCGGGCGGCATATTACTGTTCAAGGCTGTTGAGGCAGAGGCGCGCCGCCGGGGCGTCGGACGAATGTTCGTCGGGTCCAAGTGCCACAAGGATGCCTCGTGGTTGTTTGAGCGGTTGGGGTACACAGAGGTGGAGCGCTACTATTCGGCTACGTTTTTCGAAGCCTCGCGAGCCGAGGGACAGGGCTGATGGTCGGCGTTGCGATCGGTGTCGGTGCGGCTGCGACGGTGGGGAGCGCCGCCATTTCCGGCAGTGCGGCAAAGAAAGCCGGCAAGTCGGCGCAGAAGACGGCCACCGCCAACAACGACCTTCAAAAGCAGGTGTATGACGAGAACGAGAAAACGCTTTCTCCGTTCGTAACCACGGGAACGACGGCTAGCGGCGCGATTAACTCGTTGCTCGGACTGAGCGGCCCCACGGACACGGATTTCACCAAGTACGTTCAGAACAATCCGGACGTGCTGGCGGACTACCAGAAGAACTATGCCGGCACGAGCGATCCGCGATCCGATATCGCCGCATTCGGCAAGTACCATTACAACACGTTCGGACAGGCAGAGGGGCGAGCGGTTCCCAACGCCGGGCTTGACGCCTTCACCAATTCGGATGGCTACCAGTTCCGGCTCAACCAGGGCACGCGCTCCGTTCAGGCCGCGCTTGGCGCGAAGGGGCTGACGGATAGCGGTGCCGCGCTCAAGTCGCTGACTAACTACGCTCAAGGCGCGGCGTCCAGTGAGTTTGGCAACTACCTGTCGGCATTGCAGGGGCAGCAGCAGACGGGCCTTTCAGCGGCGTCGGCGCAGGCTGGCGTGGGGCAGAACTATGCCAACCAAGTGAGCGCCAACAACAATGCGGCGACCGCCACGTCCAGCAACGCCGCGCTGGCACAGGCGGGCAACATCAGCTCGGCTCTCGGCAACGTGACGCAGCTTGCGGCGCTCGGATCAAGCTATGGAAGCATGGGGGGCTTTGGCGGCGCCGGTGCGTATGGTGGCACGCTCGGAGGCGTCTACTGATGGCCGACTTCTCGCTCCTGCAAACGCCGAACTTCGGCCAAGCCGCGCTGTCTGGTTATCAGGCCGGTGCTGCGCTCGGTCGCCAGCGCCAGTTGGATTCGGCGCTTGGTGCTGTGGACCTTGAGAAGCCGGAGACGCTTCTGCCTGTGTTGCGCGCCGATCCTTCTACGGGCGCGGCGTTGATCGGCGCATCCGCGAAGATGGCGGATTACAAGCACGAGCTTGCGGGCAAGGCGGCGCTTGCGGACTACATCACGGCGCGATCCGGCATGACAGGGGCGCCGAATGGCGGGGCAGCATCCGTCGCGCCCTCGCCTGTCGATACGGCCGCGAACTCCACGGCCTCGGTCGCGCCTGCGACGCCTGCCGCCGATGACGGTGAGATCGTTGTCACCGCGCATCGAGATCAGCCAGACCCCGTAGCGTCCGCTCGCGCGGCGCTCATCCGTTCCGATCCCGAGCAGTACCTCAAGGTTGAGCAGCACTTCGCATCCATGACAGCGGAGCAGGCCAAGGCGTCCGAAGCTACGCTGAACACCTTCGACGGCGTGTTGCAGGGCGCGAAGGGTGTGCCTTATGAGCAGCGTCGCGCATGGCTCCAGCAGCACCGTGCCGACTTGCTCGCATCTGGTGTTCCGGCTGATCGCATCGACAACTTCGATCCGAGCGATGCCAACATCACGGCGGTCGATAACCAGGTACTCGGCTACAAGGGCATTCTGGATCAGCAGAACAAGGCGGCCGACGATGCGCGGGCAGATCGCTCGCAGCAAGAGTCTATCCGGCACAACGCTGTGGAAGAGGGCCAAGGCGCGGCTCGTATCGGGCTTGAGGGCGCCAACGTGGCGATCTCTCGTGGCCATCTTGCTCTGGCCCAGCATGCCGATGCCCGTGCGGCGGCAGGCGCTGCGGCAAAGCCGGCGGCCGGTGGCGCTGCCAGCCTGATGACGCGCAAGCTGCCCAACGGTGTAACCGCCTATCGCAACCCGGCCAACGGGAAGTGGTACGACAATGCGGCGTTCAAGTAATGGCTGAGATCACCGATCCTAACGCACTCGCACAGCTTAACGCGACGGGTGACGACTTTCTGAAGGGGATGGACCCTGCGCGCGCCAACCTCATCAAGGCGATCGCTGAGGGTCGCCATGCGGCGCCTACTGGCGCGGCTGCGCGGTCTGCGTATAATCAAGAGCTTCTACAGGATGTCTACCAATACGATCCGAGCGCAGACGATGTGAATCTGCCAGCTCGATCGCGGGCTCGCATTGCCTTCACCTCAGGGCCTCAAGGCAAGAACAACATCTCCATCGCTACGGCTTTGGAGCACAGTGCAAACCTAGACGACGCAATTACGCGGCTGGGGAACGTAGATTCGCCCATTCCAGGCACGACGCACCTTGTGAACAGCGTGCGCAACGCCTTTCGCGACGCGGACGGCAACAAGGACGTCACGCAGTTTCAAAACACGGTAACGCCGCTTATTGATGAGCTTGAGCGCGCCTACACGCAGACCGGCGGGTCCGTCACGGCGATCAAAGAACTACGGCAGGGCATCAACCTTGCGCAGAGCACAGGACAGCAGCGGGAGGCTGTCCAGACGTTCTCGCGGCTGCTGGCGGGTAAGCTGGAAGAGCAGAACAAGGCGTACAACCTTGCGATGGGGACCGTGGGGCAAACGGCTCCCGGTGTAAGCGATCGTGCCCAGCAACTGCTTAAGGCTTATGGTGATCCCGCATATCTGACTAAGGGCCTTGCAGGCTTGTTGCCTGCGCACGATGCCAACGATGTTCCCCCGAGCGGAGGCGACTCCTCATCGCCGGCCGCTACCCCGCCCGGCACCCCGCCGGGGCCCATTGACCCGAGCGGACAGGGCGACATCGGGTTCGTCAATGGTGGCGCGCCGAAGTCTCCATTAAGCCCCGAGCAGCAGGCTGCCTACGACGCCTTCAACAAGGCCAATCCCAAGGCCACGGCCGAGCAGCTTCAAGCATTCGGATCGTCGCTCGGCATCAATCTAAGCAATGCCGCCGATATCGTGAAGGCGCGCGATGCTGGTAGCGGCGTGGCATCCGGCGAGACGGCTGTCTATGACACCGCGCAGGCCGGTCATCCCGACGCGGTTGGATCGTTCGTCGCCAACGCGGTCAACGCGGGCACTTTCGGCACGCTGCCTAAGCTCGGCGCTGGCGTGTCTGCTCTTGCCTCGAAGATTGAGGGCAACCCGCAGGCGATTGGCGACATCTACGGCCAGGATTTGGCGGCCAACAATGCCACGCTGGCCAACTCAACCAACGAGCACCCGATCGCCGCGCTTGGTGGCAACGTGGCGGGCTTTATTGCAGGGGACGCGGCCCTAGGCGCGATTCCCGGCGTAGCGGCGCTTGCTGGACGCATCCCCGGCGCCGTCCGTCCGCTTGCTGGAGACGCGCTCTATGGCGCGGCTTACGGCGCTGGATCGTCGGACAACCTTGCTGACGTGCCACGCGCGGCACTTGGCGGCGCTGCGCTGGGTGCCGCTGGTGGAGTGCTTGGGCGAGGTATTGTTCGGAGTGCTGCGGCCGTCGCATCGCCTGTTGCAAATGCCGCCGTGCGTCGCCTAACCGATGCGGGTGTGACGCTGACGCCAGGGCAGATACTAGGTGCGGGCGGCGGCGTGGTGGGCCGCGCTGTCAAGGGCATAGAGGATCGCGCAGCGGGCTTCCCCATCGTTGGAGATGTCATCAACAATGCTCGACGCGGAGGCGTGGAGGATTTCAACCGAGCCGCCATTGATGACGCGCTTGTGCCCATCGGCGGTAAGGCGACGGACGTGGGCCACGCCGGTATTGCCGATGCTCGTCAACAGGTGAGTGACGCCTACTCCGACGCGATCGGCAAGATGAGCGCCACTCCTGACGCGCAGTTCACCGCCGATCTCCGCGCCGTTGGCAAGAAGGTAGATACGTTATCACAGGCGCACCGTGACCAATTCCACAGTATCGTGGATACGGATCTTCAACCGTACCTCAATGGCAAGTCCACGCTCGCTGGCGGTGATCTCCAAGCTATTAAGCAGGGATTGGACACCCGCATTAGCAATCTGCGCGGGCAGGGCTCATCTCCGCAAGATCGCGATTTGGCAGACCGCCTCGCCGACGTGCGAGACTCTGTTCTTGATCTCGCGGGGCGCAGCGATCCATCGGCCGCCGCCGATTTTCAGAATGCTAACCGTGCTTACTCCATGCTTTCTCGTGTAGAAGGCGCGGGTGCGAAAGCGAAGGATGGCGTCTTCACACCACAGATGTTCCGCACGTCGGTCACGAAGCGCGGCTACGGCACCACTACGGCAAATGTGGCGGCGGGATCGGCGCCGATGCAGCAGCTTGCCACAGACGCCAGCACCATCCTCCCCTCCAGCGTTCCAGATAGCGGGACGGCTGGGCGAGCCGCGCTCGGCATCCTTGGCGCACGCTTGGCCCCTGGCGCTGCTCTCGGCGGTGCGGCTGGTTACGAAAATGGTGGCAGTGCAGGAGCATTGACCGGCGCCGCACTAGGAGCGGCGGCGTTCAGCAGGCCGGGGCTTCGGGCTACACAGCATGTTCTCGCCGGATCTCGCGGCAAGACGCTCAACACGCTAGGCGACCTCCTCCGCGCCAACGCTTCGCTTGGCGGCGCGGTGGGCGCTCCGCTTCTTCTCGAACGCCGTTCGCGCTAGGGGCCATGCTGTGACGATCGCGCCTTTGACCATCATAGCTTCAAACAGGAGCTTTCCGTTCATGGCTCAGCCTAGCACGAGGGTCGGCTGATGTCGTCACTGTTCGTCATGCCGTTCGCGCAGGCGTTCCTTGCTAACGGCACGGTCGCAGGCGGAGCCACGCTCACTTTCTACCTGTCCGGCACGACTACGCTTGCGACCGTCTATGACGATGATGGCGACGCGTTGCCCAACCCCGTGCCGGCGGATGCGTTCGGCATCTTCCCGCCAATCTATCTCGGCGATGGCGGTGCGCTGCGGCTCATCATGAGAGACATGGAGGGCAACATCCTGCACCAGATCGACCCGTTACCGTCGAGCTTTGCCGGGCCGCTTTCGCTCGGGCCAACGGATAACGGGTTGAGCGATTTCGCCAATGTCGTCGGCAACGCGCAGCTTCAGGTGTCCAGCCCGAACGGCTATTACGCCATCGTCGGCTACTCGCGCTCCTCCGACAATCCCAACGCCGGTTCGCAGAACGCGGCGATCATCGGTCTATCGAACAACGACAACACTGGCTCGATCCAGACCGGCTACGCGGGGTATTTCGAGGCAAGGCGGCAGGTCGGTACGGGCACGACGCAGGCGTATGAAGCCGCTGTCGTCAACTTTGGCGACACGCCCGAGACGTTCCCGTATAACGTCAGTCAACCGGTTGGACTGACCGAGGCCGCCGGCTTGACCGTTGGGCGCGGCGATCTCGCGGGCTGCACCGATGTTAGCCACTTCCTACGCTTGGCTGACAACGGATCGCGCGCGCTCGGTGGCATCGTGATCGGCGCGAACGCGCTGCGCAACGCCAAGGCGATCAAGCTCGATCAGTATCACGAGATCGCCTGGTACTTTCCCAACGGCGCGACGCAGAGCGCGTCGCTGCGCGGGTTTGGTGGCTACTTCAACGTCTTCGAGACAACCTCCAACTTCGATCTTTCCATCACGCGGGGTCGACCGAACGGCACCGATGCGGCAGTCAACGATCTCGTCGGCACTTTCAGCTACAAGGCTCGCACTGGCGGTGCCGACATGCTGCGGGCCTATACGGCGGTGTACGTTAAGGACACCAAGCGCACGTCGTTCGAGATCAACGCGCTCAATCAGGCCGGGAACATGGTGTCCGTCTCGCTGCATGGCGTAGGGGATATGACGTTCGCGGCCAATGCTACCGGCGTGGCACTCGGAACGATTGCGAACCCGTGGGCGTCGCTGGCGGCTAATCAGATCGCGATCGGTGGCGCACTCAAGACGCTCTCCGTAGACAACAACGGATTCGTGAAGGCGGCATGATGAAGCACTACAAGGTTCCCGCAGAGGTGTTCGACCAGCTTCTCGCGCCGTACCTCGGATCGCGGCCGTGGCGCGAGGTGGCCCCGATCATGGACGCGCTGAGGGCGTTGAAGATGGACGACGGCGGTGCACGCAAGCGCAAGGTGGAGACGGTCTGATGCCGCGTGGATATGAAGACGTGCGGGGTTCTGCGCTGGTGCAGGGCATTTATGGCCGTCTGACGGCGCTGGAATCGCTTGAGGGCGCGCTTCAGACGCCGGGAGCGTCGGTGCTCGACCTCATTCCGGACGCGCTCCACGCTGCCATCGCAAACGGCACCAACACGACGGACCTGACGCCGTACTTCGCCACAGCGTTGCTGTCGGCGGCGCCCGTGTTCGTTCCTCCGGGCACGTATTTGATGAACCTGACCGTGACCGGCGCGGCCAAGCATATCATTGGCGCCGGGCGTGAGAAAACCGTTTTGCGGCCGTTCGCGGGCAACGCTCCCGTGCTCACCTATGCGGATGCGACGAGCTGCGACCTGCGCGACGTGACGCTGAACACCATCGGCAGCAATGCCCTACAGTTCACCGAGAACGCGAACTGCCAGGGGAACACGCATACCAACGTCAACTATGCGGGGGACACGATCGGCCCGCACAGCCAAACGCGCGGCGACACGCTCACGATCATCAACCCCTTCGTATATTGCACCAAGCGCACTTCGGGACAGGGTGAGACCTATTGGCTGCGTATCGTCAAGGACGCGAACCCTAGTGTCGCGCCGAGGTTTGCGGGCAATAACAACACCATCTTCGGAGGCGCCTTGTACGGTGGTGGTGCTGGATATGGTGGCTGCGGTGTGCGTGTCGATCAGGACAATACCGGAGGCGGTGTCGACCTCACAGTGAATCGTCCCGAGGGCGTCAAGATCACCAGCTTTCGCTTTATCTCGGATGGCACCTGGAATATCTCGATCAACAATTCACTCAGCGTGTGGGTCGAGAATTGCATCTGCGACCAATCCACATCCTCGGCAATTGTAATTGGGCCGGGTGCGGAAGATTGGAAGGTCCAAGGCGGTTATTGCGGTTCGGTGCCCCCCCGAGTTGGTAAGACGGGCATTCTGGTCCAGCCCGGCGCGCGTGGCGGCTCGATCATCGGGGTGTCGTTCTTCAACCTTCAGAACGGCATAGACGTTCAGGCGTCATCGTCGCTGCGCATCGCCGATATCGCCGTCATAGGTTGCCGCTTCCGCTTCATCGACGGGATCGAGATGCGGATGGATAGTCCGGGTTCGGCGGTAATCGTCGGCAACGTCTCGGGTGGCGGCGGGACGACCTCGGGCGGCTCTTTGGCGACTTACCGGAGCAACGCCCAGCCTTGCTATTACATGCTCTCGGCTAACGCATTCTCCAATGTGCCCGCCGCCGCGTATGACGGCACGTCGATTTACAAGGGTGGCGGCAACGTCAACGCCTACACGTTCCTAGATCAGAAAAGCACGCTGTACACCTTGGCCAACGCCCCAGGCCCCAGCGGGCAGCTAAACCCGGCGACTACCGCATATATGAGCCAAGGCGGGCTGGGCAGCGCGGAAAACCAAGTGTGGCAGCGGTGTGAATACCCCTTCACGGTTGACCTGCTGACGGCCGAAACGAACAACGGCCCCGGCAACGCGGGGACCGGGAACACCGTAGGCTTCACTTTTCTCAAGAATGGCGTTGCCACGGCGCTTACCGCCACCTTGAGCGAGGTTAACAACTACGCACAAGACACGACTCATTCGGTGTCGCTCGCGCCGGGGGATTACTGGTCGGTAAGGATGGTGTCGTCCGCTAATGCGAACCCCGTGATCCCGCGTTTCTCAATGCGCTGCAACGTGATCCTCTAAGTCAACCAAGGGAGAACGACGATGGACTACACCGAGTGGATGGACGGCGAGGGCGGATACCGCGAATGGTACGAGGCGAACGTCGGCAGTGATGCCGAAACGGAAAGCAAGCCTCCGATCGCGCAGCCCAATGGCGGCCCAGGCACGGCTCCTGTGCCACCGAAACCCCCGGTCAAGTCGTAAGATGTCGCCGAACGCGGTTAGCTTTATCTGGACGTGGGTGCCTGTCGCCCTGTCCGTGATCGCGTTCGGCGGCCTCGCCTACTACCGTCACTCGAAGGCCTTTGCAGCGTCTGTAATAGCCAGCGACATCGTGGCTTGCCAGATGATTGACCAAGCGATTCTTTGGATAGCCCCAAACATGGGCTACAGCCTCTGGTCATCGATCGGGTTCGGATATGTCGACATGCTGTGCGGTGCTCTGCTGACCATAGTTTGCGGAGAACCGATTGCCGGCGGCATACTCGGATTGAGCGTAATCGGACATGTCGCTTTTGGGTTCGAGCAACTTATGACCCCCGCCGCACATAGCTACGCGGAGCAAATGGCGCTATATCAAACACGTACCAATTACGGCTGGACCGCATTTGCACTGTCGATCCTGCCCTTGCTCGTATTGGCTGGAGGGAATGGTGGCGGGAAGCGACGCAATCGGAAGCGTAATCCTCTTCGCTCTTATGGGGGGCGTGGGTTGGCTTTTCTCCAAGGCTTTGGAGAGGGCGGCGGGCGAATGCGAGGATGATGACTAGCGTAGCCCTTTGGCTGTACGCGGTGCTGCCGTTTGCAACAACCTCAGCGTGGCTGGGGGCGCTGATTTGCCTTGCGCAAAGAGCCGCCCGCATATTCACGACGCAACGGCGCTATTACGATCTTATGGCCGGGGTTCTGTGCCTACTGATCGTCAACAGGCTATGGTATCAAGGCGGCGGGTACGTTTTTGGGCGGCACGTCGAGGTCCGGTCACTGAACGAGATCATATGGGGGGATTCTGCGCAGTTCTGGTCGATCGTTTGTGCGGTCTGTTTAATAATGACATTCCGCTGGTACGAGTGCGACCATGCCCGGCGCCGCTGACCTCGCAATCGCCGCGATAAACACCGCGCAGCCGTTGGTGACGACGCCGAAGAATGGCGGCTCTACAGCTTCGTGGATAACCGCTGTCGCGGCGTCCGTTCTTGCTCTGCTTGGGCTCGTTCTGCCGTTCATCATCAAGCGAATGGTGATACGAAACAAGCGCCTGGACAGCATTGATGCATCCCGGCTGGCTGATATCGCTCGCATGGAAGAGCGAATGGCGAAGCTGGAGACCAAGGCCGAGACGGCTTCGGAGAAGGCTCAGCAGGCCGAGAACAAGCTGGTGGCCGCCGTGTCCGCGATCGCGCTGTTGTCTGCTGAAGTGAAGCGACTTGACCCGAAGAGCGAAAGCCCGGTTCTAGCGCAGGTTCACGATCTTCTCGCTGCGGCGACGACAGGAGATTTTGGTCTCGGTCGCGGTATGGGTAACATTGTATCCAAACTGGCGGAACTGCCGTGATCGATTGGCGCGCAGCTCAACGCCGCCTAGGCGTCAAGCAAGATGGCATCTTTGGAGCCGTTAGCTACGGCGCGCTGTTCTCGACGCTGGCCAACAACGCCATACCAATCGCTATCGACCTAGGACAGGCGATGTACGCCAATGCGCACACCTTCCATGTGGACGACAACCCCGATCGCCTAGCGTCGTTCATGGGACAGTGTTGCCATGAGAGCGGCGGCTTCCAGCACATGCAGGAGCTAGGCGGATCGGCCTACTTCACGCGCCTGTATGAGGGCCGGAAAGACCTAGGCAACACGCAACCCGGCGATGGGGCGCGATTCCATGGCAGAGGACCGTTGCAGATCACCGGCCGCGCCAACTATCGCCAATACGGAGCGGCACTCGGGCTAGACCTGATCGGCAGTCCCGATCTCGCTGCCACCCCATCGGTCGGCATCATGATCGCGCTGCAATTCTGGCTACGGAACGGGCTCAACGAGTATGCCGATCGTGAAGATTGGACAGGGCAGACGCGAAAGATCAACGGCGGCACGAAAGGTCTGCGTGAGCGCGTAGTTCTGATTGAGATGGCTAAGGAATTGCTGGCATGATCCTCCGTGCTGTTGCCGCTGTCCTACTAGCCCCGCTGGCGTTCGTGGCGGTAGTGCTGGCGTTGAACTGGAGGCTGTCGTGACGGACGCGGAAAAAATACTGAAGGGCCTGGAGGAGGCGAGGGCACACGCCAGGAACCCGACCACAAGCAAGGCTAAGATTTACCGCTTCCTACCGGGCACCAACCGCGTCGGGCAGTGGATGCCGTGGCATACATGGCTGGTGATGATGCGCGGATGGAGGATGCGATGAACGATCTATCTGATCTCGTGCCGATCATAGCCAACAAATTTGGCTTGGCGCCCTCGACGCTGTTGTTGCTGATGTTCGTTCTACACCGCGCCGCCATCTTTGGTTCCAGGCGCATCCCGAACGACGCTACCGGGTTTTGGGGCTTCGTGCGGCAGACGTGCGCGATCTTCGCGGTTGACCCATCCGCACGTATCACCAGCGATGTGACCGTGCAGGACGTAGCCGCCAAGGCGCTTACCGTGCCCCCTATCCCGCAGGCCGTCGCGGCTGATAAGGGGGTGGCTGTGGATGACGTTATCCCGAAGCAAGGAGCCTGATCTATGTCGCTCAAGACCTTCCTGTTCAACCTCACCCATTCTCGCGCGACGCACACGGCGGTCGAGAAGATCAAGGCCGATCCCGTAGGCGGCCAGATCGCACAGGCCATCGCCGCCGCCAGCACGAAGAACGTCAGCGGCGCGGAGAAGATGGAGGACGTTCTCTCCAAGGCCATGCCGCTCGTCCTGACGATCGCCACCAAGGGCGGGGCGAATGTCCTGCTGAGGGACGTGGAGACGCTGGCACGCAACGTGATCGAGAGTTTCCTGCTCGACGCGGAACAGGCGATCGTGGCGGCGGTGAACAAGGCGCTTTAAGGTAAGCATTTCTCACCTTAAGCAGCGTGGACGGGGTGGCCGGAGCTTAGCGGCGTATACAGCCACCCCGCACGCTCACCGGAGATCAGCCCGGTGGCCTAGCAAGCTAGGTCTTAGTGCTGTCGACGGTTTATCCGGAGTTCCACCGGCCCGGAGTCTTAGTCGCCTCGTCCGTTCTTCTCGGGTCGCCGCCGCAGCAACAGGAACCTACCCCATGCCGGTGAAGCGCGCAAGGGTGGCTAGGCGGCGAGACGATCACCAAGCCGGCCGCGCTTCAACATGCGGTCATAGAGGACCACATTCACCGTTGCCGCGAGGTTAAGGCAAAAGGCGGTTGGGATGCTGACAACGTGCTGACAGCGTTCATGCACCTCCTTACCAAGCGTACCGTCCTCGGGACCGAAAATGTACATGGCTCGCTCGGGATGAGTAAAATCCCGCAGATCGACAGCTACCTTCTGACAGTTGTATGGCGTCGTGTCGCAGATGTTGTCCACATGCAGCGTCGGGATGTGCTTCTCAGCTCGAGTGACGTTGCTAGGCTGGCGTTGAAAGCGAGCGCCCTGAAACATGACGAGTTGCGCGCCAAAGCACATTGCTGCGCGCATGACGCCTCCCTCGTTGTGAAGGTTCTTCGGGCGGATAAGGCCGATAGCAGCATATCCACGCGCGGTGCCCGCAACGTACTTTTCCCGATTCACTCTATGCACGTCATCGCTCCTTGCTCGGAGCGGCCAGATTGGCTAGCCGTAGCGAACGGCGAGCGGCCCTAACCGCTTGTCAGGCCGGGCACTCCGCACGAGTGACCCGGCCACAGGATGCTAGATTATGTTCACCGGCTCCGCAACCGTTTTACAATCCGGCCCCTCAGAACGCGCCGACGATCGCCACCCGTTCCAGAAGGTCGTACTCGACATCCCCGAGCGAGAGAACGCGCTGTACCTGCACGCCGACGTTGTGCCGCCGGCTCCGGGGATGACGGTAAGCTGGGCGCGGGGTTGGCTTAGCTGGCAGGACGATGGGCTGGAGCGCGCGCGGATCGTCGAGTGGATCGATGACAGGAAGCGGTGGTGGGGATAGCTGCGGACCGGGCTTGATACCGGCTAACGCCATCGCCGTTGAGAGCGGGCGCCGCATGGGTCCTTTCGTGACTGAACGGTCTCAACACCGACAGCCCTACTCGTCGTCGGGCGTGTCCATCCACGCCGCCGCAGCCTGATCCTCTTACCGCAAACCCACTACCCGTTCAACCCACCTAGCCGCATCCCGGCCAAACGCGCTTCCGAAGCCCCACAAGAAGGCGCGGATGAGGGTGTTCACCGAAACGGCTCGCCGCGTTCGATGGCGTCGGCGGCGAGCCTCAGAGCTTTTCCCGTGTTCCTGCGATGATAGGTGTTGCGCCAATCTTCGCGCTGAGCGGCATCTGCCCGCAACCAAGCCACCACCGCTTGGACAGTCGCCTGATCGGGCTGGATCGGGTTAGGCATGAACAGGCGCTCCCACACGTTTGCGGTAGGAGAGTGGAAGGGCTGACCAATCAAACGTGTCGGAGAACTCGCCGCAGCGATGGGATGCGGTTGTCAGAGCGTGCCCGCCAGGAACGATCATAGACACAGCTTCCATACCCAACATGGCAGCGCGCTCGGCGCCGGGCATAGGCGCGCTGCGAATGCATTCGCCGACACCAGCATTGAAGCGATGCCAGTTATCGCAACCCGAACAGCATGGTCCGATAGTCCAGTAGAGCGTGTCGGCAATTTCCTGCTCGTCCATCACGACCCCTCACCCGCTGCCGGGGATGGGGCGGCTGCGAGCATGGCGGTGAGCGCCTGAACATCGCGCTCCGTGTCGGCAAGCCATCCCGGCATACCATGAATCTCGTGATCGCCGCCGTAGTGGTTCTGCGCGCATCCTTCGCTGTTCTGCTGTAGGAGGCACATGCTCGCTCGGATGCGCGCCAACTCGTCGCGCGCCACCAGCACCACATCCTCACCCGGCGCTGGCGGGGTGGCGTATCTCGGATCGGTCCGCAGCACCGCGTTGCACGCTGCCAACACGTCGACGGCCGATAGCTCGCCCTCGCCAGCCATAAGGCGCACGTCCTGCATAGTGAGGGGCCGCACCCGCTCGTGCTTCGGTGCTGCGTGGGATCGCGTGTTCCAGCGCCTTACCGCGTTCGGCACATCGGGATCGTGCGGAGGCATGGTGGCGAGGCAAGAGCCGCACCAGACGGCATCAATAAAGACGTTGTCAGTCGAAACACGCTCAACGCTGTCGCCGCCACAGAACGGACACGGCAGGAGGTCCACCCCCGCGCTTGGGGTGTTGCTGGCGTCAGTCATCCTCCGTACTCCTCGCCGCACTGTTCACAGAGACCGCTCTCATCGACGCCACCAGGCGGATTATCGCCGCAGCACACGCAGTCGTTGGTATCGTCCTCAATCGCGCTCACCTCATCGTCCTGCATCGGATTGACCTCCACCAGCCCGCTCATCGCCTGGGCTCCGAAGATGACGAGAGGGCAGATCGGGTTCGCCTCATATTGTGGGGAGCATTCGGATCAAGGCAGTCTGGCCAAGCCCGGTCACGGTCACGAAGGTCAAGACCGGCAGCCATGTTGCTTGCCTGCGTGGTCGCCATGTAGAGGTCTGATGACCGGACAACGCTGAAGCCGAACAGGGATAGCAACGGCCTCGCCACAATAAGCTGACTACGCGCGCTCATGATCTTTCCTCCCCCATCTCCTCATCCCGCCTGTCGAGAGGCGCAGCGGATGGGGTGGGGTGGAGGGCGGCTTCCATCATGCCGAGAGCCACTTCGGCCGCACGAACAGGTAGATCGTTTTCCAACGGCGTTCCTCGTGCCTTATGCCAGAATGGATGAGCCTCCATGACCTCGCGCATCTTCGCCAAGGCCTCGTGGAAAGCCGGCCATGCCCGATCCATCTTCGCGCGAAGCTCGGCCCCCTCCTCACTCCCCGTCTCGGAGGGCGAGTGGGTGTCCGGATTATTCGGGCTGTCGTCGCACAAGCAGGTGTTGAAGCCGCACTCCGGGCAGCCGGCGACCCCATCTCCGCCGGCACTGGCGGGCTCGGAGACCGCGGCGTCCGGGGATGCCGCTGGCGTGGCGGCGAGGGCGGATATGGCCTCCCGCAAATTACAGGTCTCTGGATAATCTCGCCCGTCATGCTGCTTGTAACGATGAGCAAGCTCTTGCTCGAATACGCGCCACGCCTCCCGCAGCCGCACCACCTCGCTCGCAGGCTGCTCAACCGCTGCTGCTCGTGCGTCGGTGGGTTCTGGCATGTGCGTAATCGTGCCGGACGCTAGCGCCGCTTGGTGTAAGGCCTCGTTCTGCGCCTCCGTTGGTGCTGCTCGGACGTCGGTGGGAAGGAGGGCGGCTACAAGGCGCAGGATGCGGTCGGCATATTGAGACATGGCTTCCAGATCGAAACCGTGTTCCTCGCTGGCGACCACAACATCCCGCTCGCCGCGTCCGTTCAGATCCGCTGCGACCTGCCGTAGCCCCGCCACCGCCTCCCGCTCCTGCTCGACCAGCACCGGAGGCGAGGGGTGGGTGAGTTCCGGAAGCGGCGAGTGCTTCGGCTTGGCCGCCTGCTTGGCGCGAATCGCTTCGACCTTGCCCCAGATGCGGTTCAGCTCGACCCACCCTGCCGCGTGCATGTCGAGATCGTTGGCGAGGCACAGGGCCGCCAGCGTGACCATGACGCCACCGACTTCCTGCGGCGGATCGCCGACTGGACGACCGTAGACGTAATCGACGAGTTGGTGCGCCTCGGACGCAGTGCAGCCGAGCGACTGCACAAGCTCCAACGCCTCCTCAAGGAAGCGGTGGTTGCGCTCCTCTCGGTCGCCCGCGATCACCTCGCCGAAGCACGCCATAAGCCACGGCTGCACCTTGGCTTGGAACGATAACTCCTCCACCCCTCGCGCGACACTGGCGGGTTCGGAGCGAATGGTGGCCTCGAAGCGAGCGAAGGCTTGGACGAACTCGTGCGCGTCCATCCCGCCGTGCCGCAGAAACGAGGCGGCCTTGGCGCGTGATCCGTCCCACGCTGCCATCATGTCTGCCGCAGCCTCTCGCGCCGCCTGCGAAGGCACCGCTTCCCGTGTCTCCGCGCTCGCAGACGGGGTGGGGGTGGCCTCCGACACAGGCAGCAGCGCCTCCTCCTGCGCGGGGGTGGGAGTCATGGTCATGCGGGCACCCTCCGGCGAAAGCGGAACCAGCGCGTCGGGGTGAACAGCTCTAGCCGAGTGGCGTACCCGCCTGCGCCTTCGCCGAAGACGAAAGCGGTTGAGCCGATGTGCAGCACAAAGCGGCAGTTAGCGGCCTGCATATACATGATGTCGCGCTCAATCTTCACGGGCGTTCTCCTAGCTTCTTCGCCTTGCGCATCATTGCGCGGCGGACTTGACGGCTGACGGGCGCAGGCGGCCCGGCAGGCTCGGAATAGCGGCAGGTGGTGTCGCGCTTCGGCAGCGGCCGCCCGCCGTTCATGGCCGACAGAACGGCGAGCGCGGCGATGCCCTCAAGGCCGGTGAAACCATAGCGCCCGCTCATGACGCCTGCTCGTGGGCGGTGGAGGGGAAGGCGTCGTGCGTGACGCCGTCTAACACCGCGAACAACGGCCCAGGCGATACGGCTGCCGCTGCCGCCGCAGTCTCTTCCGCCCGCAATCGGACCGCATCCGCGATCCGCGCCTCGGCGATCGGCAGATACTCGGCCGTCAGCTCGCAACCGATAAA